CTGAACCTGGGCCGCCGGGTTCGCCGACTTGCCCCGGTCTACCCTGCTGGAAACCGGCGGATGGGGTGACGCTAACAGGCCCGGTCGATGTGGGCGCGCCGCGGGTACCAAAGCCGCGAGTGCCGCCGATTGATGGAGTAGGGCCTGTACCCGTTTGAGAGCTGCCGCGGCCAGGAAAGCCCTCGCCGGGGATTACGCCACTCTCACCTGGGCCACTGAGAACATCACCGCGGCCACGCGAGCCACTGCCATCCGGAGCGGTTGCTGCTGGAGCGGCTGGAGCGGCTGGATGCGTTGATGTCCACCCAGGCATGATCGGACCCCAGTTGCCGCCATCTGGGGAAAATCCGCGACCCATGTCGGACGCTGAATGACCCACCTGACCCTGGCCTGGACTAAATGCACCAGGAGGCCCGCCACCGGGGACACCCGCGGCGCCAGCAGTAGCCGTTGCGCCACCTAAAATATTGCCGCTGCCAGGAATGCCGAAGTCGCCAGGAATACCAAATCCAGGCATCATGTTGCCGGGAGATGGCAACCCGGTAACGGGATCGCTTCTCATGGCGGGGGTTTCATTAGGCGTGTTCGGCGCTACCGGCACATCAGTCGGGTAACCGGATGGCACAGGTGTTCTGCCAGTGTCCTCGGGCGTCGGCGGCGGCGCACTCGGAGGCGGCGCAACCGGCACATCAGCAGGCGGTGCGACCGGCACGTCAACCGGCGCCTCCCGAATGGACTGCGGTGTCGGCGTGACAGTGACACGCCCACGTCCCTCATCGGGATCTGGAGGCGGCGCAGCGGGAGGCGGTGCGTCAGGCGGCGGCACCGTGTTCGGAGGCGGCTTGCCGTAGTCGTAATCCGGCGTATTGCGCTCAAACAACGGACCAATATCAACAGAATTTGGATCGCCGCGCTGATCTCCACCGATGCCGACATCAGGCTCCTGCCCGCTATCCTTCCATTGGTCGAGGCTTTCACCCGGCAATGCCTGCGCAGCCTGCGCTGCGCGCTGCGCCAGCTCGTTGTCCAGCAATCGCTTGGCGATAAGCGCACGCCGCCCCGACATGTCGTAAGGGCCACCCTGCGCATGCGCGATCAGCGCAAGCGGATCGACCGCACCAAGCTCCGCGCCCGATGGATACCCCAGCTCACCACCCGGTGGTGAGCCATAAGGGCGCGGCATGCGCAGATCTTCGACCTGTTGGCGTGTGGTGATGTCGCGTCGCTGATCCCAGGGATAATAAACCATGTCCCTAAACCGTCACGCCAGCCTGCTCGAACGTCGCCGCGATCGCGATCAGCTCGACATCAGGCTTGGCTTGTTGCGCTACTGTCACTTGCACGATCGGAGCGTGAGAAAAGCCCATCAGGCCGATCGACACCCACATCGTGTTGCGGAACGACGCGCGCGGCGGGGTCGGATAATCCCAATGCGCATGATCCCATGTGCCCTGGTCCCAGAGGTCTTGCACACCAGGATCAGGACCGGGCGGTGGCGGCTGCGGGATCACGATCTGAAAGTCGGTCGTTGCACTGAGCTGCGGGTAGAACGTATCGGCCGCCTTCGCGTTGAAGATCGCTCGCGCCTGATGCCACACGACCTGCTGCGAGTGCGATTGAAACATCTCCCAACCGCCGACCAACGTGCAAACGTATGGGACGCCGTCATCATAGCCGCTGCGATCGGCTTGCATCACCTTGCCCGACTGCGTGCCGAAATACATGTTTCCGCGCAGCAGCAGGAAGCACGTTGCGTCCCAGGTGAACCGCGTCCAGGCGCCGGTTGCGTCGTTGGCCGCAAGACAATTCTGATTGCCCGCAGTGCCGCCCGGTGTCGCGACGAAAATACTGCCTTTCTCGTCCCATTTGCGGATCGACCACGGCTTGTCGCGCTTGGCGTTCACCGTCTCGCGCCACAGCGGCTTGATCGGCCGCGTCAGCATTGCCAGCTCGAGCTGCTGCGCGTCCTTGGTGATCGCTTGGCTCACCGGCACGATGCCGTCGACCGTGACGATGAGCAGATCGCCGCCCAGCGGAAGGATTGCGTTCATCCCCATTGGCGGCGAGATGTGATAGCGCCCTTCCTGGCGCCAGTTGGCGGCATCGCCAGGGTTCGAGCCGGTGAATATCAGCACCTCGCCCTGGTCAGTCAGGAACAGACATTTATCGTCTATGCCGTCGCCTGCATCGATCGACCATGCCGCGCCCGCAACGAGCTTCCCACCGTGCGTCGCAGAACCCGACAGCGGAATGATGTTCAGCTCGCCGCCGACCGAATTGATCGGCAGATACCAAGCGTTCATCGAGCCGACCTCGATGAAGAAAAACCGATTGCGATATTTCCAGACGTAGCAAAGCTTGGCGGCCGGAATGCCTCCCGGCCCGGTGATCGTGCTGGCGCCATCCGATACGGCGCCCGATACCGGGAGGGTGGCCCAGGTCGCGCCGTTCTTCAGGCGCAGCACCGCATCGCCGGTTTCGTTCACCGCGATCAGCCAGTTGTTGCCGTCGATCGTCGCCATCTGGCTGGCGCAATAATTCCCGGAGGTCTGTCCCGCCTTCACCAGGATCGGGGCGCCGCCCGCCGTCACGTCGTACAGCGTGGTTGCGGTCGCGGCGAACATCTTCGCCACCGCGCCGAAGAGATACTCGAACCCCGACACCACCGCGGCCGGAAGCGTAGACCACAGCGTCGAGCCACCGCGCAGACGAATGCCGCGCAAAGTCGGCTCCCAGTTCTCGCTGATGATTGCTGCCCCCGGCTGCATGAACGCATCGTTCTCGTCCAGAACAATGCCGCGCGTGGGCGCCGGGATGGTGATGGTCTTCTGCGCCTGCGCAACCTGCTGCGGCACCGGCTGACGCCTGAATGCCTGATGCTGGCTCATGGCGGCCCCCATCCCGGCGGCCAGGACGCACCAACGCGCGCATACGATGAGATGGGCATGCGATCGATCAGGATCGGCGCGGGTTTATCGGAGCCTTCCACCCTGGTCAGAGCGTCGTAATAGGTGGACATGTCCTCGGCGTATTGGCCGCCCTTTTGGGATTTCCATTTCCAGATCATGCCAAGCTTGAGCACCCGCTCGGGCAGGCGGAACGTATCGGTGTCGGCCATGAACCTGTCGCCATTGCCGCCGCTGGTCAGCGCGATCGGGTTCGCATCGATGTACTTGAACTTTGCCGTGACGCCGACGCCCATAACCGGATAGATCAGCATCTGCCCGCCTTCGATCATCCACTCGCCCCAGGCGTTGGAGTAACCTTGAGCGCGACGCTGCATCCATTCGTCGGCATCGTTGATGAACGTCATCGGCTGTTGCGTCGAGGTCGAGCGCCACACCTGTCCGTTCTTCAGCATGCGCCGGTAGTCGGCGGGGAGATTGAATGCTGCCGTCGCGCCATCACCCGTGTAGGTCTGCGTCTTGATCAATCGTGTCCAGTCGCGTTCGTCGCCACCGATGCTCTGCGCCATCTCGTTGGCGCAGGCGACCATCTCGAACATGGTGCGGTTGGCATTGATGTTAGTGAACACGGAATCGGGCTTGATCACCCCGACCACCGCGCAAACGTCCTGCACCACCGTCAGCAGGGTCATCGATAACGTCCAAGCCGCTCAAGATCACGTGGGTCAAACGGAGGTGTGTCTCCGCCTTGCATCAGAACATTCGGATCGTATGGCAGACGCTGCATCAACTCCTGCGGGTCGACATTCATCGGAGGAGGTCGATATGGCCCGCGCTGCATGAGATCATCAGGATTGACGTTCGCGGGCGGTCGATATGGCCCGCGCTCCATCAGTGCTCTGGCGATCGCTTCGCGCCGGTCCATCAGGCCACCCTGGCGGGTCGAGCTTCCATTGCCATGCGGATCAGCATCTTCCTCGGCAGGTTGCCCTGCGGAGCGTGGCCGGTGGCGCTCTGGATGAGCTTGCGCAACGCCTCGTCGGTCATGCCCTCGAATTCGAGTTCTGCCGTGGTGGCGCGGACTTTCAGGGCCTCGACATCGTCCTCGAGCACCTGATTGCGGGCGCGCAGTGCGTCCAGCTCGGCCTGGAGCTGCGTTGTCCCAGGCGCGGCGGCCTTCGACGTGGTGATGTATTCCTCGGCTTGGTTCTTCAGGTCGCGGCCATTCGGGCCGAGATTTTTCAGCTCTTGACCGTCCACCGCGGCGAGCTGCTCGACCGTGTAGATGTGCAGTGCGTTGAGTTCGGCGCGCCGCGCCGCGGTGAGGAATGGCGCAGCGGCGAGCGGCGTGCCGCGGATGGTCTGCTGCAGCTTTTCCTTGAATTGCTTGTATTGGTAGGCAAACAGCTCGGCGTAGGTGATCTCGCGTTGGTCGCCGCCATACTGATCGCCGACCCAGCGTGCGCGCACATGCGCGGGCTGGACGGTGGAATTGCGCGAGCCGGGCGCGCGGATTTCGCAGACCTCCATGTCGTCGCAGATCAAGCGGCCTTCCTCGGCGCTCTTCTGTGCGTTTGGAATGGGGTGCTGCTTGAACACAACGACGAGCGTATCGTCGGGATTGCGGGAATTTCCGTATTGCATTTCAGTCTCCGTTTAATCCAGGACCGTCGCTCGCCTGTCCACGAGCGACGGCCCCAGGGTTTTCCGAGAAGGAAGAGTGGGGGTTAAAACCTCCTCGGAATTTACGATGCAGGCACCGAGTCGTAGAGCCGCCAGTTGAACAGAGGATTAGTCATTGTCAGTTCGCCCATCCAGCCGATGAATTGAGCCACCGCGTCTTTGTCGATTGGCATCTGACCGTCGCCGTCGAACAGTTTATCGAAGTTTCTGTCCGGGTGATAACGCAGCCGGAAGCTGTCGGTGTTAATCCCGAAGGTGGTGTTG